ATTGCAAAAATTATAAGATCATTAAATGAAGTACATAATTATGAACAAGAGCTTAAAATATTAGTAGAAGATTATGAATATATTCATAGAGCAGGCTATTTATATAATGGTGATACTATGAAAGGTGATTGTGGAGGACCATTAATTATTAAATCAAATTCTTTGTTGAGGAAAATAATTGGCATTCACATAAGTGGTGCAGCTGGAGAAGGTTATTCTGCTAAACTGTATCAAGAATTGTTACAAGAACATATAGATAAATTGAGTGCCAAAATTAATGATGGTCATCGTGTTCATTGTTATTTGCATATTGATGAAGATATGTTAACTAATGAAAAAGCAGAAATACCAAACGGAGTGTTTAATGATATTGGTAAAGTTAAATTACCTTTGTATCAAGCTTCAAGAAGTGTTCTTAAGCCTTCTCTTATACATGGTGAAATTAGTACGCCAATTACAAAACCAGCTCATTTGAAACCGTTTGTTAAAGATGGTGAAATATTGGATCCAGCTTTAAAAGGATTGGAAAAATGTGGTGGTATAACTGAGTTTATTGAACCAACTTTGTGTAATATGGCGTTTAATTATGTATCTCAAAAAGTTAATAATGATCAAGTAAATATTGGATATGAAAATTATGCACGAGTATTGTCTTACGAAGAAGCTATTATGGGTACTGATGATTTATATGTTTCATCTATTTGTAGATCAACTTCTCCGGGTTATCCTTTTAACAGTGATGTAAAATTTAAATCGACTAAACCAGGTAAACAAAAATGGATGGGAAACAATGAAAATTTTGATTTCACATCTAGTGATGCGTTGATTTTGCGCAATATTGTTGATGAGTTAGAAGATAACTGTCTTAAGGGAATTATAACAGGGGTTATTTGTGCTGATACGATGAAAGACGAAAGACGTCCCATAGCTAAAGTAGATGAAGGAAAAACAAGAATGTTTTCCGCATGTCCAATGCATTTTGTTGTATTATTTAGGAAATATTATTTGGGATTTGCTGCATTTATTATGCACAACAAGAATTTGAATGGTATTTCTGTGGGCACTAATCCATATAATAGAGATTGGGATCAAATTGTGCGCCAAATAAGCAAAAAGGGTAGTAAGGTTTTAGCCGGTGATTTTAGTAATTATGATGGTTCATTAAATACGCAAGTTTTATGGTTGGTATATGATATAATTGAAGAATTTTATAAAATGAATGATCCTAATTATAATGAAGAGCATAAGAAAATTCGATATTCATTATGGTTACATATTATAAACTCTATACATATTTATAAGGATAATTTATATCAATGGACACATTCACAACCATCAG